AGGAGCTGGGTCGATCCAAAGTCACCCTCGAAAAGATCGATCGTCGAAACGATTTTCTTTTCGGAGGCGTTCTGGTTGTAGGTCTTGACGTTCAAGGCCACGTTGGCCGAGCCAGCCTGAGTGCGGGTGAACTCCGTGAAGCGGCGCTTCAGGGTCGGGCCGCAGAGCAGCACGAGGTTCTTGACCGTGCCGGTCTGCTCGTAGATCGCCTGGAGGAGGTTCTGGATGGAACCCTCGGTGATCGAGTCAGTGGCGGTCGTGCTGATCGCACCGGCCACCGTGCGGTAGTCGCTCGGGACGGGGAGATCGGTCTGGGCTCCGGAGGCGATCCAGCTTCCGAGACCACGGGTGCGGTACGGGGTGCTGGCTCCGCTCTGCTGGACGCTGTCGCTGTCCGAGCAGAAGGCGGCCTCGATGTCGCGGCCGAGCTCCTCGATGGACTTGGCGGCACCACGGGCCATCTCCTTCTTGCGGCCGACACCGGCGACATCGGAGATGTTCGCGGCGAAGTCATCGACCATGATGGAGCGGCGGAACTTCTGGCAACGGCCGGAGAGCTTCGCACGCTGGGCGGCTGGGCTGTCGTAGGTCGAGACGTCGTCACCGGCCATGACGCCAGCGAAGGAGGGGGCATTGTAGCCGTCGGCCTGCCAGGAGAAGACGTCGGGGTTGACGAGTTCGGCACCCTTCTTGGCGAGGGCGAGGAGGGGCTTGGACTTGGCGTCCACGACGGCGATGAGATCGCTCAGGTCCTCGCGGAGGCCCTTGCTGATCTGGTCATTGATAGTGAGTAGAGGCATGATGGTTGGTTGGTTGTTCGGAGTCGGCGGGGGTAGTTGTGCCTATCCGAGGAGTTATCCGATGAGTGATTCCATGAGGGCTGTGACCGAGTCCCGGTCTCCACCCTCCAAAGCTTTCTGTAGCGACGCGGCGTCGCGTGCGCTCTTGGCCGGGATCTTCGACTTGCCTGTCACCTTCGGAGGTTCCGGCGCGGGTGACTGCGCCTTCCGGGATGGGGAAGCGGCGGGGGCTGAGGCTGATTTAGCTTTGGCCTGTGCTTCCTGACGCGCCATGCGGGCCTGCTGGCCGACAAGGGCGTCACCGATGATCAGCTCGACATTGGGATACTTGCCCAATGCGGGGTACTGCTTGAGGATGTCCCGGAGCGCCTTGCTCTCGGCCGAGCCCTGGGTGAAGAAGGCGGGGTAGGCCGTCTGGGCCTCGGCCCGACTGGTCTCCCTCTGCGCCAACCATGCCCTGCGGGCAGGCCCGTGATCGGTCACGATCGCGTCGGCGGCTGCGAGGTGTCGGGCCATCTCGGCCGCATCGACATATTCCTCACTGCCATCGGCCCCCTTCACGGTGGCCCCGTCGCGGTTGGTCATGGCCCAGGTGCGCACCCGCTTGGCGGTGGCGATCCTGGCATCCAGGTCCTCGATGGACTCGACGTCGGTGAGCGGATCCTCGGGAGTCGGCTGGAGCACCACCTTGGAGGCGGCGGCCAGTTCCGTCCTGAGCTTCTCGGCTTCCTCGCGGGTCTTCTCCAGCGCCTCCTCGGCCTCGCGCCGCTTGGCGGTCAGCTTGTCGATGCGCTTGAGCAGCTTGTCAGCCTTGGGGGACCGGGCCTCGCCCTTCTCTGTGTCCTCGCCGTCGGCTTCCTCCGCGTCGTCGTCCTCCTCGTCGGATGATTCCTCATCCTCCTTGGAGTCTTCCTCTTTCTTCTCCTCATCCGTCGTGGAGGCTTCCTCCTGCACGGATGATGCTGTGTCATCGTTCCCGGAGTCTTCGGTCGCCTCGGGCTTCTCAGCCGTGGGTTCCTCTTCCTCCGTTGCGGGCTTCGCGCTTTCAACTCGGATGCTCTCCGGGAGGAATGCCGCGATGTCCGTCAGACTTATCTCGTTCTCTGCTGCCATAGGTAAAATCCCCTAAGTGGAAACAAGCCCCATTTGTCCCTGCTCTCCGATCAGGCTGGCCGGGCTAGGTGCTGCCGCCTGATAACTCGCACTCGTCAGGTATCGAGGGGGGAGGTGTCAATATATTTCTCACTGGTTCCAGTGAGAAAGAAATGAAGAATGAAAAATGATGAATGATAAAACGGGAGGAGAACCTAGCAGCCTTCAGCCTTCAGCCTTCAGCCTTCAGCCTTCAGCCTTTGAACTTGTAATGATGGATGGGGTAGATGCCGCGGCCTGTCGTCATCCTGCGGAATTTCCGCATGACGCATTGCTTGGAAACAAGGGCCTGCTTGATCAGGCTGGCTGCCGTCACTCGGGCGAGATTCCATTCCTTAGCACATTCCTCGGTGGTGAACCAACCTTCCGGCACGACGTCCTCCTTGAGGGTACGCATGGAGACAAGTGGTGGCGGGCGCTTCATTGGAACTTCCCGGCAAGTGAGCCGAGCAGGCTCTTCCCGCCGATGATCGGGATATTGAGGTGGAGGAACTCTCCGCTTCTCGCGGCAAGCTGGACGGCGAAGCCGTGGGTCCAGGATGTCGGGTTCGTGTGCTGCCAGAGGGGTTGCAATTCGCAGAGGCATCCGGGGTTCCATGCCTTGATCTGACCGGCATGGACCGGGCGGGCGCTCGATGACTGCTCCCGGTGGGTGTGACCGAAACAGACGTTCCCGGCAAAGGAGTTGAGCGTCGTGGTGGTCGCCTGCTTGCTGGTGCTCGATCCGTGGAAGAAATAGCACTTCCCCTTCCTGATCGTTCCGGGCAGCGGGAGGTCGTCGTAGAACTCACCCTGCCGGTAGTAGGGGATCCCGCGCTCGGCCAGCCGCAGCAGGAACTCGGGGGCGAAGGCCCGCCTGAGATACTCGGCATCCTTGGAGTTGCGGAGTGTCTGGGTGAGAGCCCAGGTCTCGATCCTCCGCTCGTGATTCCCCTCGATATACTCCACCTTGGCACGGGGGGCTGCCGACTGGACGGCATCGAGGAAGGCATTGGCGGCGGCGATATCGGCTTCGTACGTGTAGGCTGATTCCGCGACGTAGCCCAAAGTATGGTGCTGGGCCAGGAATCCGCCGCAATCGACATGATCTCCCAGCAGGATCACTTCATCCGGATCGAGGGCCTGAATGTCGCCGAGGCAGGCGGCCAGAGCCCCCTTGTCCACCTTGGCCCCGTGGGTGTCTGGGATGATGACCCTGACAATGTCCTCCTTCCCCCGGCGGGTGGGGCGTGCAGGCGCGACAGGTCGCACTTTGGCGGTGTGGAGGTGGCGGTCGAGTGTGGCGGCGAGCTTGGCCTTGGCCGATTCGCTGGCCTTGAGCTGCTCCTTCAGCCGGATGATCTCGGCAGCCGAGGCGGCAGTCTGGATCTCCGAGCGGACGCTGGCGGACCGTGGAATGCGTGGTTGTTTCTTTCCCATAGTGTCCCTTTCTCCCCCGAGATACGGGGGATGAGCGTCCGTCAACGCTGACGGACCGACTCTTGACGCCTGCGTTCCAACTCGTGACGCACTGTGCGGATCATGTCAAGCCCTCCTGCACAATGAGCGAGCAGACCCGGCTTGTCGGCCACGGTCGCCGCGCTCACCAGCTCGATCTGATCGGCCTCGGCATCGGCAAGCAGCTCCTGCAATCCCCGCCACCAGAGCGGCTCATCATCGAGCCCGACGGAGAAGGCCATCCGTCTCTCCTCCTCGGAGAGACGGTAGAAGCTGGAAGCTGGGAGATAGGAGCTGGGGCTGAAGAGGGAGCGGAGGTAGCTGAGGATGTAGGTGATGGGGTTCATGGTGATTAGGGGTTTAGGCTGTTAGACTGTTAGACTGTTAGACTGTTAGGGGTTGAGATTTGGGAGACTGCATGGCCTTGGCCATCCATTCGTCCCGGTCGCGGGCCGTGGCCATGGCGTCACGGGTCATTTGATCCAAGGCGGCGGTGGATGCATTTAGTTCTCGTTCGAGATCCCGTGCGAGATTCACGATGTCGTCATGCGTGTGGAATTTCCAAAACACGGCATCGGTTCTCGGTGTGTCGGTTGTTTCTGTTGTCATAAAATTCCTGATTTCCTGATTTCCTGATTAATAACTTCCCCCTGATCTCACGCTCAGGATTTCGCCTTCCACATTCGTGACTCCTGAGAGGCAGAAGTAGCGCAGGCAGTCGATGGGGTCTTTGAGCGCGCCGGTCTTCCCGTCCGCGCCGGTCCATTCTTTCAGCGCATGGATGGTGTTCTTACACTCCTCGGAGACGTAGAGCCGGGGTTGGTTCAGCGCATCGACCGGCTTCCCCGTGTCGTAGTGGAGCCAGTCGTTGATCAGGTCGATCCCCTCGTCGATATTCGTGCCGGGGGTGGCGACGAAGTTCAGGCCGATCTCGGCGCATTCCTCGATGAGCGTGGTGGCGCTCTCGCGGGCGACGGTGGCGGCATTCCCATAGCGGGAATCCATCCAGCGCTCGAAGACTTGCTCTCCCTTCTCCAGTCGCTCGATCTCCTCCTTGTACCTCTCCAGTCCGAAGCCGAAGCTCTTCTGCGCGGGACCGGCGCGGCCGTCGGCCTTCTTCCCGTCGGGCTCGGCCCATGCGCCCGCGTAGCCGACGCCGTCGATGTAGTCCTGTCCGGGCCACTCCCGATAGACAAAGGCCCTGCCCGAGTCGTCGATCAGGAGCCAGATCATGTACCAGTTCCGGCCTGAACAGGGATCGACAAACTGGTAGCGTGTCCCCTTGGTCGGGATGCGGCTCTGCGGGATGACATGGACGCGGTCACTGAAGAGGGGGAAGCGTCCGGCGATCGCCTTGGTCGGGACGCCGTAGGCTCGGCAGAGGATCTCGGGGCGGGCGGCCTTCTCCAGCTCCTCCCTCATGCGGGTCCAGCCTGCCCAGGGATTGTTCCGGGTGTGGAAATACAAGACGCTCGCCTTCCTGCGGACGCACTTCTGGATGACCGGCACCTTCTCATGGCCGGTGAGCGTGCGCTTCCCATCGACATCGCCGTAGATCGGGAGCAGCTCGGCATCGGTCTCCTCGACCGTCTCGGCCCCGGTGAGGTAGTCCTTCACGGTGGCGGAGTAACCCTCGACCGGCGTGAATGAGACGATGAGCTTCCCATTCCGGTCGAGCAGGCGGTAGCGCATGGTGGTCAGCCAGTCGAGCGGGACCAGCTCATCGCACCAGATGATGTCGAGCTCGCCACCCTCGATCGTCGAGACATCCTGGGCGTAGTTGCGGAACCAGCACTGCGATCCATTCGGCAGGACGAAGGCATTCTCCGAGAAGCCGTTCTTCTGCGAGTAGGAGATATTCGTCACTTGGGTCTTCTTGGCGGTCTTCCACTCCAAGGGCATGTTGTGCCAGATGTAGGGCTGCTGCATCTCGACCGAGTTCGGAGCGGTCGTCTGGAAGCACCAGGCGCGGGCACGAGGCTTCTCCACCAGCGCACGCATCACCTCGCGGGCAGCCCATGAGGATTTCCCCGAGCGGTTCCCTCCCATGACCAGCACCTCCCGGTCATGCTCCAGCACGGCGCTGGCCCGCTTCCAGTGATCGGGGACGAAGCCATGCCGGAAGGGATCCTCGCGCTCCTTGCGGATCAGCTCTTCGCGGAGCTGGGCGGCGGCCAGCCACTGATCGGGAGGAAGCGTCGCGGGAGGAACCGGCAGGGCGGGATGCGGGGTAGGTGTCCAGGATTTGGGCATGGGCTGAGTCGAGGGTCGAGAGTCGAGAGTCGAGGGCTAGGGGAAGGGATGAGGGGAGGCTGAGTCGAGGGTCGAGAGTCGAGAGTCGAGAGCTGGGGAAGGGCTGAGGGTTACTCGTGGGAGGCGAGCTTCTCGTAGACGCGGGCGACCAGCTCGCCGAACTCGGTGACGGCCTGCTCCTCGATGTCGGGGAATCGCGCATGCAGCAGCTCGTGGACGGTGCATTCCACGAGTGAACGGGTGCGGCCATTCCGTGCGGCATGGATCACGATCCGGCGGAGATCCTTGTCAGCGGAGCCGTCATCGACGACACCTCCTGTCTTGCCGGGGAATCCGAAGCCGATGGTCCACCGCTTGCCGAGGATCGTGGCCGTGCAGATGCGCTTGAAGCTCATGGATGGGGTGGAACGGTGCGGGGGGATGGCTGAGTCGAGGGTCGAGAGTCGAGAGTCGAGGGCTTTTCTTTCTTCTTTGCGTCTCTGCGTCTCTGCGCGAAAATCTGATCCCAGTTCTCCCGATACTCCCGGCTGAAGCAGCTCCTCGGGCTGTCTCCCTTCCCGGCGCTCATGGCTTGGCCTCCTTCAGCTTCTGGATCTCGTCGCGGAGGTAGTGCAGGGAATACTCAATCGACTGGAAGACTCGGCAAGTGTGGAAGTCGTTTTGCTTGTCGGCGTATTGGTCGATGTCTTTTAGTTCATCATCCAGCGGCACCTCCTGCTTTGGCAACGGGCGGCGGGTGCGGTATCTGAACGCCTCATGGTCTATAGGCATTGCACCCGCCTCGTATGGGAAAACATCAAGCCATACTCCGTGCAGCCTATCGTGGTGCTTTGCTTGGACTTGATCCCCTGTGTGGATTTCCTCGTCAGGGCCAAGCTCTCGCCATTCGGGAACGGGCTCTATTGGTGTCGGTTTCTCGCAATCGCAATGGCTGAACTTGTGCGTGGTGTTGGCGCAAGTCGGGTTAGCGGGTTCCGTGCTTTCGATCTTGGAGAAGCCTCCATACCATTCTTGCATCGTGATTCCCTCGTGAGTCGGCTCCTCCGACGCGGGAGTGCGATGAACTAGGTCATGGTTGGGCTTGGGTAGGTATTCGTAGCTGGTCTTTGATTCCTCTGGCGCGGGGGCGAGTCGGGCTTCGTAGCTATTAAGGATGTTTCGGAGTTCTTGGGCCTCGCGCAGAGTATTGAGGTGAAATCCCGTGTTGAAATCCTTGGGGCCATCCTTCCTGCGGAGCCTTGCCATGTCGTAATAACAGGGGTCGCTGAAGCATTCCCAAGGGCCACTGACTTCTGTAGTTGTCTTTAATTCATCATTCATAATTCATCCTTCATCATTTGCCTTTAATCAGCCATTGCGCCTCGCCGAGCATGTCCCCGACTCCATGCCGGTAGCCGAGCATGAAGGCGTGCTCGAAGCGCTCCATGGCGTCGATCACCCCATTCCCCTCGCGGCCTAGATAGCGGATCCCCTCGGTCTTCCACACACGCTTCCATAGGGGATCGGGATCGGATGACTGATCTCCCGCAGAGGCGCAGAGGCGCGGAGGAGGGGCCGAGAAGTCCATGGGAATGGTTGATCTATCTCTCAAGATCGCCTTGCGGCGTCGCTTCTCTTCGATGGATTGCTGGGATTGCAGGTTCTTTATTTCATCATTCATAATTCATCCTTCATCATTTCCCCAAAGTTCCCACGGGAACGGATGGCCAATCCTTTTCAGTCTCTCCAGCACCATGGAGCCCAGCGGCCACCGGCCTGCCGGGTTGACTGCCCGTGGTAAATTCAAATCCCTGATCCCGTGCCTGGACGGCCATGTCGAGGCAGTTCAGGTATCCGGCGGCATCGACGCGGTTATCCCGCTTGGGCTTGTAAGCCTCCCGTGCCAGCTTCACGCAGACCATGAAGAGGATGGCATCCTCGGTGGTGAGCCGGTGGCCGGTCAGTGAGTTAAACGCGGCGCTCACCCGTCCGTAGTCATGGGAGGGGTGGCCGTAGGAGTCGTTCCTGTCCTGGGTGGTGAGGTGCTCGGCCTCGCTCAGGATGGAGTTGCTAGGCTTCCCGGAGAGATGGCTCTCCAGCTCGGCGATGCGATCCTTCAGAGAGGCGATGTAGGCGACATGAGCTGGCGTGAACATGGGATCCTTTTTCCTGAGTTCCTGATTTCCTGATTTCTTCTTTTTCATAATTAGTGCTTCTGGCGTTTTTCTTTGTTGTTGGAGTAGAGGGCTTCGGTGACGTTGGCGAAGCGGGTGTATTCGGCCTCGAACTTGAGGTTCACGGTGCCGACGGGGCCGTTGCGCTGCTTGGCGACGATCAGCTCGACCGAGCCGTCATCGAGGCTGTTCCCGTCGCTGTCCTTCATCCCCTTCTTCGGCCTATGGAGCATGACGACGATGTCGGCATCTTGCTCGATCTGGCCGGACTCGCGCAGGTCGGCGAGCTTCGGGGCGCT